ACCGTCGGGGTCGTGGTATATCCCGCACCGGCCGTGGTGATCACCGCCCCGATTGGAGTTCCGGTCAGATTGGCCAAGCGGAAATTGAAGCCGTCCGACTCGACGAAATTGGGGGCACTCGGCTCCGTATCGACCGTTACCCACAACCCAGTAATCGGGTCCTGAGTTTGGATCGACGTATAGGGGCCGGTGATCACGGAAAACCGACCCGGAGGCAGAAGAAACACCGCACCCGCCGGCATCGTCATCCGATTCGTTCCACCCGTCGGGGCATTCCCCAGGGCCGAAGACGGCAAAGGCAGGAGAACGCCAGGACCGCCGAGAATTTGAGTCATTGCCCGTCCTCCTTAAAAAGCGCCGCTGGTGATGCCGGTCAAGGCCGCGCCAGACGAAGGCTTCGTGGTGACAATGTTGTAGCCGAGGATCATGACGCCGACTTGGCCGATCTGCTGCAACGGAATGAGGCTGTAGAACCCGGAGAAGGCGAAGAATGCGTCTTCCGAAATGTACATCGAAGTGTACTTCGAATTGACGTAGTACATCGTCCCTTTCGGGCAGAAGTGATCCATGAAGTGCGGGATGCCGTTGATCACCAAGGCCGGGAAACCTGAGCGAACCGGCGTATCCATGGCGAACCGCTGACCCGGAACGATGTAGGTGTTCTCCGTCCCGATGAAGTCCTTTTGCAGCGTGGCGAAATCCGAAGGGCTCATCACCCCGAAATCCGGGGCCTCGCCGCCGGCCACATCCGTAATCTGGACGGTGTATTGCGCAACACCAGCCCGAGTTGCGACCGCCGAGGCCAAGCCTGTATAGGTCTGGCCCTTCCAGAACGCATTGTTGGCCGCTGTCCGCGAAATGCCACCGTAGGTCGGGGCGTTCGCACCCGAATCGAAAGCATCGACGAAGCTCGATGGCATCAGGTTGTTCGTCGAGTTGTTGGTGAACAACGCCGAACCCATCTGCTGGGCCGCGACAGCCTTCACGTCGTTCATGCGGGCGTCAATGATCGGGATAACCGCTTCGGTGGACTGCAACAGAGCCTCGCCGAGGACCAACGGAATGGGAACCACGTAATAGCTGGTGTTCCATGCCGCATCCTGGATGCCAGGAATGACCGCGGGCTTGTTGAACGACCCGGAATAGCTCGTCCAAGCGCCCTGCACCATTGAGGCCCCCTGCACCGGGGCCGTAATCTGAGCAAGACCGCCGGCCGACTTCTGCGCATTGCCCAGGAGCAACGACATGGAAGGGGTCGCGTAATAAAGGTTCACCGTCAGTTTCGGAATAAACGCCCGACGGGTGACTGCCGTCAATTCGTTGTAGACCGAGCCAGCGCCAGGAACGACGCCGCCGCTAGGAATGGCCATCTACCTTCTCCGTGTTAGCGGTTGCGCCAATCGGGGGCGCGCATTTCCCGCAATACTTCCGCCGCCTCACGTTGAGCGAAAGCATCGGGATTACTCAAAAGAAGTTTGTGTTTCGCATCTTCCTCGGCGGGGGCGGCGACATCCCAACCATGGGAATAGGCGATAGGGGACACGGGGTCTTCCTGCGTCGGATGGCTTCTTTCATAGAGAACAACGGCGTCCTCGTAGTCGGAAAGGCCCTTTTTCAGCATCAGGCCCTCAACGGCTTTCACCCCATCATCCGTATAACCGTGGGTCTTGAGGAAGTCCCGCCCCTGCTCGATCTGACGAGCAACGCGAGCGTCGGCCTTCTCTTTCTTCTCAGCAGCCACGCGGTCGTCGAACTCCTTCTGCGCCTTGGCGATCCGTTCAAGGGTCGCGGCGCTGGCCGCTTCAATCGGCTGAGCAAGATCCACTTGAGGAATGGGCATGTTGGGATTACGCTTCTTGACCAACTTCAAGAAGTCGGTCTGCGTATCCCCGGCGTTGAGCTGATCGAGGAGAGCTTTGGCGGAACGAGCCACTTTCACTTCGTCCTCGTCGATTTCAATAAGGGCCATCGGCGTCAATCCTTACTTGGACGTGACATGCACGATGCCAAGATCATTCTTGGGCAGCGTCGGCATGTTTTTCTTGCTGGCGCCGATGTCCGACTGACTGAAATCGACCCGGATAACACGCGGGTCGTTGTCGGGGAGACCGGTCGTCGATTTTTCGAAAATCTGGGATTTGGACATCACACACCTCTTAGGTCGAAGGGGGCATCGCCGGAGGACCCGCCGGAGAAGGACTTGGCGCGCCCGCGCCGCCCGCACCTGCCGGATTAGCCGGAGTATTGCCAGCGGACATCGCCCGCAACGCGGCCTGCAAAGGCCCATCCTGACGGCTTTGAGACATCAGGTTTTGAAGAGTCATCCCTTGGATGCCTTGCGAAGTGGACCCTGGAGGAGTCATCTTGGCAAGATCGCCAATGATACGAAGAAGCTGCTTCCCAGGCTCAGACGTTGATCCGAGCCCAGGAAGAGCCTTTTCCAAAATGTTGAGGGCTTCCTTAACCTGACTAAGCGCGCTCGCTTGAAGCCCGCGATTAGGCGTGGGAAGCGTCATCGGGGAGGAACCGATAGGCGGTTGACCCGGAACGCCACCCTGTCCAACCGGCGTCGGCGGTGAAGCCGGCGCTGCGCCAGGGGTTACAGGAAGGCCATCAGCCATGATGAATTACTTACGCTTGCCGCGATGGGACTTCCGAGTACGAGCCATGTTGACCTCCATTGCGAGAAAGCTCCGGGGTTCCTCTTTCAACCGCCACCCGGTATTCGCCGGGGGAACGACTGCGGCCCTAGAGCAGGTAAAAATAGAATACGAGACGTAGCACCATTTCACAATGCAAGGTTGATGCCTATTTTCGTACATGGTATGTTGGGCTTACACCATTTGGAGAACACCTATGCCCACTCCTGAAACATCAGGGTTGCTCTCAACAAAGGAAGCAGCGGCGTATTGCCGGGTATCCGATTCCTATTTTTATCAGCGCGACATTCCAGGAAAAGCACTTCCCCCCTATATCCGCATCGGTAAAAAAGTATTCTTCCGAAAGGCCGACCTCGACACTTGGCTGGAAAGCCTCGTCGTCCGCCCTGAACCCCCCGTTGGAGACAACGCATGATCCCGCCGAAAACATCCATCGACTTTTTCAATCTGGCCATGGAAAAGCAGAAGTCCAATGAAATGGCCGAAGCCTATAAACTATTCCTGGCATGCGTCCGCGCCGACCCGCCGCATGCCGGAGGCTGGAATAACCTTGGCGTCATGCTCCAAAATAACCAGCGCCCCGCCGCCGCTCGCGCCGCCTTCAAACGCGCCGTCGAGATCGACCCAACAAACGCTTTCTTTCTCGCCAACCTCGGCGACATCTGCTGGAACCTCCTCGACTACGAAACCGCCGAATGGGCGCTCACCAAGGCCACCCTTCTCGACGAAACCAATGCTGTTGCCCATTACGATCTTGCCCTAGTCTATATGAACACCAGCCGACTGGATAAGGCCCTGGATCTTGCCAATAAGGCTTGCGCCCTCTCCCCGGATCGCGTCGATTTCGCCTGGGGTCGAGGCTTTATCCAACTCTTCCAAGGCGATTTCGTCCACGGATGGAAGTCCTACGATTACCGCCTGCCGTTCAAGCTCCCTGACGTCCTCAAACTTCCCTACCCGATGTGGAACGGCGAACCGCTCAAAGGAAAAACGATTTTCCTTTACCACGAACAGGGCTTCGGGGATTCGATCATGTTCCTCCGCTTCCTGAAATATATGCCCGAGGGGAGCAAAATCATCCTCAGCATGCCGGCGGAACTGCATCGGCTGGTTCGACGCAACTTCAAGAAATATTACACGAAGCTCATCTCCTCCAACGACGCCATGCCGCCGGCGGACTTCCACCTCCCCCTCACTGGCATCGCCGGCCGGCTGGGCTTCTTCGATCCGAAGGGCTTTGCGCATGACGGCCCCTACATCAAACCGCCGACGGATGGTCCCACCTTGCCAGTGAGTTCCCGCGCTCTGAAAGTTGGTCTCTGCTGGGCTGGGAACAGCGAGCATGAACGCGACGCCCAGCGATCCATCACCCTGGAACAAGCGCTCAAATACTTCGTTCTGCCCAACGTCGAACTCTACTCGCTGCAAGTCGGCGTCCATGCCAATGACGTCAACGAACGCGGCGCGCAGTCCCTCGTCTACGACGTCAGCCCCCTTATCCGGGACTTCGCCGATACCGCGTCGATCATCTCCCAGCTCGAGGTCGTCATCACCGTGGACACCGCCGTCGCGCATCTGGCCGGGGCCATGGGTAAACCCACTTGCCTCCTTCTGCCAATCCATGGCTGCGACTGGCGCTGGGGACCGACGGAAAACACTAATCCCTGGTATCCGTCGATCACCTCTTATCGGCAAGAAATCATGGACGATTGGACATCCCCGCTGAAAGGTGTGACAAAATACCTCCTTGGACATGGCGCGATCGACCTCGCCCCCGGCGAAGTTATTATTTAAGGACCCTTACCATGACCCTGCAAATGCAAACCACTCCACTCTCGACGAACGTCGCCCAGATTGGCTACGACCCTGAAACATCGGAACTTGTTGTTGTCTTTCAGAAGGGGGGTCGGTATGTCTACGCCGGCGTTCCCGCCGCGCTGGCGGAGAGCGTCATGTCAGCGCCGTCCGTGGGCAGCGCCTTAAATTCCGATATCAAGGGATTTTATCCTCACCGCCGGGCATAGCGGTAGCGTTCCCACCACCCACCCGGCGCCGTAGCGCCAACCCCTCAGAAACGGTCAGCGACGAGCTGGCCGTTTCGTTGCTTGCTGTGCGACAATTTCAGGATGCTGTTGCGCGAACTCCGCTTTCTTCTTCTGGGCGTCCAAATACCGTTCGATGAGGGTATCCCGCATCGGGACCGGCAACATCTCCAGGGTACTCTCGCCGTCGATAACCCCTGCCTTGAGCAGGAATGCCGCCAACTGCGCGTGATCCTGCTGGTAGATCGGGCTGGACGAATGGCTGTCCACCGTCAGACGATAGTCCTTATCCACAATATGCTCCAGCAGGAAGTCCGAAGCCCCATTATCCTCAGGGTCCAACCAATAAGCCCGCGCTCGCTTCGCCGCCAGCATCTGGAAGACCTTATCGCCGAGGTCCGCGCACTGCCGCTCAACGACCAAGGCGCGATCCCGAAGCCGGGGGCTCGCCGTCCGCAGCAAAGTCTGCGCATGGTTGCCGGCGCGCACACCGGGCTCGCCCTCGCCAGACAGAATATTGGAGAACCCTGACGTCTGCTCCATGTACTTTATGAGGGACTGCACCTCTTGGAAGGCGTTTTCCGGGAGTTTCGGCGTCAGATCCTCGACCTTCGCCGACGGATTTTCGTTGGCGATCCAGCCCGCGTTGCGAAACTGGTCGTAAAGCTCGTCGTTCATCCCAGAAAACCCGGTGAACGCCAACAAGCGATCGTACTGCAACGACATGATGCGCCGGATATCCGACAGCCGTTCGCCCACCAGATATTGCAGTTTTAGCAGCGGTCCCAGCTCGGAAGTTCCCCAGAAATACCCCTGCTGACGGTTCGGCTGAACCATTCCGTAGGGCAGACACCCCGGAACGAAGAGGTTGCGGGGCTTATCCGGCCGGGTCAGGATAATATCCGGCTCAACAAACTGGATCGTCGTGTAATCCTGAGTCTCGTCGTTAACCACGTACAGCTCATGGGCCTTAAGCATCGGGATACGGATCTGTGGAACGTGTAGCGTGGCCGGCGACGCGCCTTGCACCATACCGCCGGGCTGTGACGTATATGGCTGGTCCGTCTGGATACCCGGCGCCGTGCCGCTCAACGTCGCCCGAACGAATGTTGGCAAGTCATCCTCGGCGACGTTCTCCTTGCTCACATGCGTCATCGCCCGCTTATAAATCGCATCGGCATTGGGGAGGTGCGAGATACGACGCCAAAGGGATTCCGCAGTGATGTAGTAGGTCTCGCAAACGGCCTCCTGCATCCCCAGGTCGTTCTCCGCCTCGTTGTAAACGCCGAACTGCCAGGGCATCACCAGCCGACAGACCGTCCCGCCATACCCCCAGGATACCTTCGGGAAGCAAGCGCCATGCGCCAAGGCTTCCTCCACCGCGAAGGCGAAGGACATATCCACGTCGCGCCGCTCGAACTCACGGGTAACGACCCGCGCCGCAATCCCTGCCTTCTGCAAGTCGGCCTTCGAATGCCGGCTCTCGTATTCGAGATAAAACCGCAGCTCCGCCGGGGAAAACAGCGAGCTTGCCAAGCGATCGATATGCGTCCCCAGGAAATTGTAAATCGCCGGTTCCTCGTCGTCGGAACCAAACATCCGCCACGCCCGCAACTCCCGCGCCTCGGAGGCGCGCTGTCCCGCCGTCACCCGACACGTCGCGGTCAGGTCGGTCATCCAGTTTCGATACAGCTTGTCCTTCGTGGGGATACGCATGCTCAACCCTTACCGTAAAAGGCCCATTCGGGATTGCTGAATGCCAGCCAACGCAAAAGCGCCGCCCGACTTATTTCCAGCACCGGGGCCACTCTTCGCCTGGGCAAGCGTTCCCGCGATCTGCGACCCCTGCCAATATTGGTGCTGCGTCTGCTGCGCGTAATTGGTGATCGTGTTCGAGGGCATATCGACGGCGACGTCGCCCTCACGTAAATGGTCCTTCATGTTGGTGATCTTGAGGGACGGATCGCCAGCGGCCTCGGCGCGTGCCGCGCTTCCCTCCTCCAAATCCCGATAGACCTTATCGACAGACTGCGCCGTCAACGAGTTGCCCATGTTCAGCCTATTGACTGGCTCGGGTTCCGGCACTTCGGCAAACGACGCATGGCACGACGGGCATTCATCCGGTCCCGGATCTTCCTCGATGCTGGGGTGATGCAGATACTCGAACTTGGTCCCACAAACCTCACAAGCATAGGTCACTAAGATCGTCATGGCGGCTCTCCAGAATTTGTCAAGCGTGTTCTTTTCACATTGAAAAGTCAATGCCTCCACCGATTGCCTCGCCGGGCGTCGGCAATAGCCCGCCCCCGCTGTGCAGCTTGGCCTTCGAGGAAAGATCGCAAAATGAACGCCTGAAACTGATTAACTTCCTCGTCGTGGGTCCGGGTCTTCTTTTTTATCTCGATTTCGCGGGTCCGATTGGCGCTGATCATGGATTTTCGCTCCCAATCGTTCCAACAGCGCACCGCCAGGGCCAGGGCCATCGGCCGGTCGTCCTTTGCCGACCCGTCGGCCTCGATGGTAATCCCTTCCTGCTTAATCCGTTTCATCTCCTTCAAGCACTCAACCGACCGGATACTGAGCTGTTCAAGGTAAAATGCGTCGCGAAATGCCGAATAAACCTTGCTTTTAAGCTCGCCGGTCGTCTTAAACTGCCATGCCAACCCCGACCCCATGCTGTCCGGCCGCTGGTACATGTACTGACGAATGTTGGCAAATATGTTGGCCAGTCCTGCCTTTTCAGCGTCTTCCCGCAGATATCCGCTCTCAATCAGGGTCCGCAGGTTGCGGAACTCATTCCACACCGCCTCGCCTGGTCCGGTGATTTCCAACAAGTACCTGGCGTTCCGATACACCGCGGCAAGATGAGCCAAAACCCAGGCGAACTGATAAGTCGCGAGATTGACCACGCAGAACTCCGCCACCTGATCGACGCCGTCGGCGTAGCACCGGAGCACCTGGGCCACGTAACGATCCGCCCGGTCGGAAGACCCATAGGCAGGATCCGCCCCGATGACGTAAACCCCCTCGGGGTCGGGCTCCTCCCATATCCGCAACTCGGCGTCGATGGCGCGTGTCACTGGCTCAATCTGCATATCCGTGAAGCGGTTCGACATGATGTAGCGAAACCCCTTGAAGGGCATCGCCTGGGCTTTCTTATAGGCTTCTGTCAATATATTTGAACTAAAGAAACTAGCCCCCGTCATAATGAAGGCTTCGTCTTCCGTCGTCGGATATTCCTGTTCAAACAGCGCCGATTTCTCGGTATCGGTTGCTACTTGATCATCGGTTGAAACACTTGGGTCTTTGTTGTGCCGATACCAAGCCCACTGACCAATAGTCAGGTCATGCCCGTAAAGCTCTTTAACCTCCTCTGTTTTTCTCTTCTCAAGGGCATTCAACGGATAAGAATACTTTGACAGCAACGCCGCCTCGGTTGGTTCATCCGAGCCGTAGGCGTAATCCTCCTTAGCCCACCACCCGATGAAAATGGCCCGCTGCGTCAGCGTATCCCCCTTGGCCTCTTCCCACATATCGCAAAAATCATTCGGCCCACGCGCTGTGCTTTCCCATATATACAGCCGGTTCGGGTTCTTCTGCGCCAACGCAGCCTTCAACGACGCGATGCCCTCCGGGTCACCCCAGGAGCTTACTTCCGTCGCGTGGACGAATGACATGCCAAGGCCCCGCCCGAGCGACCCGGACTTGACAGACTTCTTGGAGCCGGCAACGAGGTAGGAGAACCGCGACCCATTCCCCAGGGTCATGCCGATTCGATTATGCTGGGGGACATCCACCCGGTGAGACATCGGCAGGCTCTCGATATAACGCGAGAGCGTCACCCGGAACTCGTCGCGGGTCTCGTCCTTATCGAAAGCAAGGGCGCCCTTGGTTCCGGGGAAATAAAATTGCCAGAAAAGATCGAGAGCCACGCTGATCGTGGTAATGCCAAGCTGGCGGGCTTTCAGCACAACGAAATTATGGATGCCGTGGGCCAGCCCATCAAAAACCTCGTCGAGGAACCGCTGCTGAGCGCCATTGAGGATAAGGGGGCACTCGCCGCCCCCCTCCTTGCTGTCGATGCGAAGATAGCTCAGGAAGTCCTCGAACGCCGCCCGAAACGCCTTGATGGTCTTCGGCGACCAGGGGTTCAGTCGCGCCAGGGGCCGGGCTGGGCTTGATGCCGCTGTCTTGGGAGGACGTCCACGCCGCACAACCATAATTTGCCTCTTACCCTGGGAAATTCTTTAACGAGAATACAGCCACCCAGAGCAAGAAGCAAAATGGCAATGATAAGCTCGCCTACCACCGGGACAAATCTCGCGGATAAGTCACAGCGCCAGACGATGTTTTTGCTCGTGTCGTGGGCTGAACCCGACACGAACGCGCCCAGGCTTGGTAAAGTTTCTGCATTTCAGCATTGGTCATTTCTCAGGGTCCCTATTCACCAGTCCATGCAGCTCAGTATTACCCCCTGAAAGACGCGAGGCCGAGAACCCTGCTGCGTGAGCATGTCCGCCGCCGCCGAACGTCTCGGCGATCCTCGACACATCCTCTCCCTCCGGCGCCGAGCGCAGACTAAACCGGCGCTCGCCCTCGACGTCGAAGTATGTCGCCGCGAAAGGGGCGTCCTTCGACAGGATGTTGCCAATGTCCGAGGCCAGCATGGACGGAGCGTTAACAACAGGGATATTCGCAAACTTGTTGATCTGCCAACGCTGAGTTCCGATCCGAATGATGTCGGCGACGAGCTTGGCTTGCTGTTGGAGGAGAAGGCTTCCTTGCACCAGCAAAACTTCCCGATTAACCCCATGCTCCAACTGCCGACTAACCGCATCCCAGGCTTCGAAGGTCTTTTCCTGAAGCTGCAAGAAAGCGCAAATTTCCTTGGTCCAAGGAAGGGCAAAGCGCCAAAGGTCACGGTCCTCGACGGCGGCTACGAGGGTAGGACGTATTTCCGACAGCCGAAGAGTATTCCAGGCTAGCCTCGCCCCCGAATGACACATACTGAACCAGACCCTAACCGCCGGCCGTTCGTCCTTCTGGCATCGAAGCGCAAACGTATCCGTGTCAGCGAACCAGCCATCCTCATCAGCGATAAATGCCTTCAACGCCCGCTCGGCGGAGGCGTGATGGTCCAGGATAGTGATCGTATGTGCCGACCTGGCCAGAGTGCGGAGCGTCGCTTCCGGGTAACTGAAATCAACCATCAGCACGTCTCGACCGGCGACGTCCGGGACCGGCTGTCCGTAAGTGGCGGCATAAAAATCGACGTTCGCCTCACCCAGGGCGTTGCGGACAACCCAGGCCGCGGTAAACCCGTCGAGGCAATCGGCGTGGTAGATGCAGAGAAGTTTCATAAACCCTTCCTTTTCAAACAGATCCCCAGAAACGTGGCTATCGGCGTCGGCAGCGAGAGGAGCCACTGATCGAGGATTTTAATCACGTCCTCCTCCGGGAGGACAGTCAACCATGCTACCGGAACCGGGCGTATGTCGTGCTCCACGGCGGAGACAAAGGCCGACGTACAGCCCAATAAACTTGCCGCTGTCTTGAGTTTCAGCCCTTTCCGCTTACGCCAACGGGCCACCACGACCCCGGCGCCTGAAATGGACAACGACATACTGGGGTCCTTGCTTTTCCTTTGACAATGGGAGAGCTCGCGCCTGCTTTCTCAAAGCCAGTATATAAGCCCCGCCGGGCTGGGAAGGTGAAAGGATAAGCCCTCATGCAGGACCGGCGGGGCGGCGCCTTTCGGCCGCCGAGAAGAATACTATAACCATTTGATTGAACGCGCAAGCAGAAAAAACCCCCGCTGGGGGGAGCGGGGGTCTCTTAGGCGCAGGGTCGGGGACTAGGGAGGAAACGAGAAGAAGGCTACACGGTCGAGGCCAGAGGGTCAAGCGGTTTTTCGGCCACTCCCCGTCGTGGGCTTCGACGACACGAAGACCGATGGCGCAGCACCGGTCACGTCCTGGGCGAGCCAGTCGAACAGCCGATCAGCGAGGACAAAAATCTCGTTGGCGGGTTTACCCGGCGTCGAAGTGAAAATACGCTCGGCCACCGTAAGTGCCGTCTGCCGCAGCTCGAAGACCATGGCAGCGGGTATATTGGATAAATCAGGCATGGTTCAGGGCTCCTTACCAAAAGGCAACTCGAGCTCGTCGTCCGAGGAGGGGGCTTCCTTGGCCAGCCCCGGGCCGTTCTCGATGAAGGAGGCGAAACGGGCTGCGTATCTCAGAATATCCTCGAACGATGCCCCCTCATGCGCCGGGGCGCCGCTTCCGACCAAATTAACAGCAAGCTCGAGCGCCCTGGCGCGGATTTCCTGGGAACTGAGCGCGGCGTTGATTTGGTGCGAGAATACCGGGGGCTGGACCGGGGCAACGGTGCCGGCGGGGAGCGGGGCGTTCACGTTAAAAAGCGGAAACTCCCCGGTTAATTCTTTGAAATTATCGGTCATTCTTTGTCTCCTAGAAGGGAATTTCCTCGTCTTCGGCGGACAGGGCAGGTTGGCCCACGATGTAATCGAGGAAGATTTTGGCAACGCCGGGCATATCGCTTGGAACATAGTCCCGGTTCCTTGCGAACAACACCGCCAGCTCAATAGCTTGGGTTCGCTGGTCCTCGGCGCGCCGAGCCCAGGCGGCTTCCTCCCTGGCCAGACTTATGTCGGCCAACGTTTTGGAAAAGGTTGAACTCATATCTGCTTCCTTTACAAAAACTGGTTGAATGAGGAGGGAACGGTAACAGAAATCAAGCAAATGGTAAAGAGGAAATTTCAACTTTTGGGGGGAGAATAGGGTGCTCCCTTTCACACACACGCCTGCGTCCCGCTGGCCTCCCCCTCCCCCTCCCCCTGCCCTATACCGCCTCGACACCATTTCAATTTGAAATCTTTTATGCCTCCTTGCACACATATCAACCTTATGTTATACCCCCCATAGCATTTCAATTTGAAAGGACACCGCATTATGCAAACCATCCGGACACGCTATCTTGAGCCTACCAACACTAAGGGCTCACGCATCGTTGCAGAGTGCGAAGCCGGCCGGGTTACTCTCAACTGGGATGACACGCTGTCAGCCGATACTAACCATGTCGCGGCACGGGAAATCCTCTGCCGCAAACTAGGCTGGGACATCCCTGGGTCCAAGCTCGCGAGTTGGGGTAAGTGGCACCGAGGCCAGTTTGGCAAAAACATCTACTGGGTATTCGTTGCAGATTGAAAGGTTAAAATCATGGTCTTTAAACTCGTCGAGAAGAAAAATCACTTGGCCGTCCATGCGCTGTTCGACAGCCGTGACCG